CTGCATTAAATTACCGTAAATCCATTCTCTGTTGTCTATTCGTTTACCTCTAAACTCACTCTCTCTCATGCTTCACCCTCCTATTTCAACTATGCTGTAATACTTTTGTTTTACTTTTTAGTAATTTAGCCCACTTATTTGCAGCCTCTTGCACGTCCTTAGTTGGGTCACAATTATGCTTCCCTCGCAGTTGGTAAATTTGGCCATTTTTATATTCGAGCGTATAAAAAGACTTTTCTAAGTCCTGCTTATCACGAACAAAAATAATCGTTGTTTTCCCTTCAATGTGTTGTTTAATATAATTACTACCGCCTACGCAATGGCTTAATGCTTTGCCTTCTGTTAATAAGTCCGATGCTTGCTTAGGTACAATAAAAGCGTAATTATCTATCGTTTTTTCTAAGTCTTTTATCTTCTCAAATCGCACTTTATATTGTTGTTCTTCAACTTCATGTTTCATTTGGTACAGTAATTTGACCGCGTTATCATGAGCTATTACTAAATTTTTAGGCATAATTATGTTTTCGCTATCGATTGCAATATTTAAGTCTCGCATTAGGTTTAGATAATCTAGGTAGTAGCTAAAATCCACTTTATTCTTAATAATCCAATTCTGAAAGCGAACTATTCCTACTCCTTCTGGGATTTTGTTGATAGCACGGTAATCAAGATATTTTTCAATTCCAGAAACTACCTTTCCTCGCCGCTTCTGTATTCTTCTTGCTAATTCAAATTCCATAAAACCTCTGTCCGAATTCTTAAAGAAGGGCTTGTTTTCTTTCAACCACTTCGCATTAATTGTTCGCATGTCTACCGTTTTTCTAAACGATCCATTTGTATATTGTGTTACGGGATACATAACTTCCTTGGCCAATTGTCTTGCTTTAATTTTCTGCAAAAATTCAATTTCAACTCTATATTTATATATAGTTTCAATTTCTTTAAAGTCTAAGTGCGGGATTTCTAGGTACTTAAGCTCTGATTTACTTCGAATTTTTTCTTTCCAGTCATTTTCAAACAACTGAATCATTGAGTAAGGTCCGCCAGACATCCCACCGTATACTGGAATTAAACCAAACCACATCTTGCCGTCGCTACTTGCAACCTTTACGTGTTCCCCTTCAGCAAATTGTTCAAAATTGACTAGATCAAATTCAATTATTTCTTTTCCTTCCACTACTCGATTCCAGAACGCGTAACTTTGTATCTCAATTCTTTTCGATGTAACTAAGACAATACCGAACACGTTCAATTTACCAAAAAATGTCAATCTAGAGTTTTTTCTTAACTTCTGTTCAATAACACTGCAGTTTTTTCGATTGGAAGCTAGAATAGTTTCTTTTTTGTTGGACCACTTGTAAGTTGGAATTTGTGAGAAACACCATTCAAAGAACGCTTTTGGTGGTTTTAATTTATTATCAATATAGTTTTGCGCTTCTCTCTTCATAAGAAATCAAGCAAATCTAATTGCTCATACCCTTCTTGCGCAGTTGTTTTTTTCGGTTTTTTCTTAGCTTTAACTTTCGTTTTTTCTGGTTTTGTTGCAGTTGCTTTAACTGTAGCCTTTACAATACTTTTCGACACTTTTTCTGATATAAAATACTTTCTCACCCAGGAAAAGACAGTTTTGTCATCAATCATGGCCACACCTTCCGCCTGATGCTTTGAAGCCCTTGAGGAGCAGTATTTAACCGCCCCACTAATACTTCTATCATCTTTCATAATGCCTTCAAAAATCGCTTCTTCTACTTGATTACAGAGCCAGTTATGTATCACATCCTCGGCTCCGGAATGTGCTTCATTCATTTCCGTTAACATTTTATTGAGCGCTTGCTCTCTTATGCTTAACTTTTCAACAGTTGTCATTATTCATCCTCCTAACTATCTAGCTCCATTCGCATTTCATTAAATGTTGAATCGATTTCTTTATCTGTCATTTTTAAAGCTTCTAGCAACGTGCACTTCTCTGTATGCACAAGTGAAGCAATCTGATGTTGAACTCCTATTCTTCTATCACTCAATCGTTGTAGTAGCTCTTTTTCTATCGTCTGCATTATAGAAAACCTCCTCATGTACTTTCCCGCGATATCGAAACCCTTCTAAACCCGGTTGCATTTCGTATAGTTGACATTTATCATTGATGTAGCAAAATCCTATTTCAAAATTGAAAATCCAACGAAGTTCTTTATTAATAGGGTGATCATAATATCCGCAAACCGTAGTTACTTTCTTACCTAAAATCCGCTCTATTTCGGCTCTTGCCGCAGGATAATCTATTCTATCGTTTCTATGAGTTTTAATCGGTTTTAAGGCTTCTTCCTTTCGCTTTTTTTTAGCAGCCTGCTCAGGATAGTAATCCATTAAATCGAATAAATTTAATTCTTCTGATGGCATTTCCTCACCTCTTTACAAGGGCGGTTTCCCGCCCAGCATTTTATTCTTCGGTTTCAAACTCTAAAGTTGCTTGACCATCATTTTCAGATTCTTGTTCTTCACTATCAGCTGTTTGTTCAGAATTATTTTTCCATTCTTGCCACGCTTTTGCTTTGGCAGCTACGAATTTACGATATTCATCTAAAGTGTCTTGCATTTCTTTAACCGGCGTTCCATAAAACTTAGCCAAATCCTCTATGTCTTCACCCTCTGATAATTTTTGAAGCACTTCTTTCCCTTCAAAAATCCCTCCAGGAATGGTCATAGGTCCGCTATCACAAGCGAGAATATATTCATCAATCTCTGATTTGTTTATCACGCTAGAACGCTCTTCTTCGGGCAATTCTTCTAATTCTAAATCAAGCTTTTCCTGCGAGTACATCGCTACAGTCCCGTCCTTGTGAACAATATACTTAAGAACAGGCTCTCGTGTTTCTGGATCAACCTTTTCACGGTAAGATATTTGGTTGCTTTCGAGAGAAGTATTTACTTCTCTACCTACGAGCTTCATAAGTTCCTCGTTTTGGCCAGATAATTCTTCTACACCAACAACTAGTTTAATTTCAACCGTGTCATTCGGTTTCACCTGTACATTTCTAACCTCTGCGTAGCAATTAATCATTTCTTGTTCCTCCAATTTTTTTAAAATAATTTCGTTTGAACTTCTGAAACTAATTCTGTTATGCTAACTTCCGTTCTAGGTAAGTCTGAATATCTCTTATAAGCGATTAATTCAACAATCTTTCCATCGTCACTAAACATGATGCCGTTTAATGCGTCTAGCACAGCCTTTGTGAAATTATCAATATCTGGCCTTACAGCTGGAAACTCTTGGCCAAGGACCGCTCGCTGCTTCCAGGCTTTAGATTTTGATTTAGGGATTGGCACAAAGAAAATTAATTTTATTTTAATAGGCGTGCTTATTGGCGTTCCTGGCGCATACATTTTTGCCACATTTGCTATTTTCTTTTTGTACTCTTTTGACTTAGGCGGGTCGTACGTTTGTACGAAATTGCCTGCATTTCTAAAACGCGGTCGTTCTTGTGGATGTGGAGGAATATTAATCGTGAATTTTATCATTTTCTTCCCACCGTTCACGTTCCACTTGTTCAACTACTTGTAGTGCTTCTTTTGGCACCTGATAAATACTGTTGTTAATTCTCACACGTGCATTTGCTGAACCCATTCGTTCTATTTCGTATATCCCTCCTAATCTAAAAGGTGTCCCGGGAATTTTTTTAATGATTTCAACGTACTCAATTCGTTTCAAAATTATTAGCTCCTTTCGTTGGCGGCTCAAAAATGTAACCTACAATATCTCCCTGCAGATGTTTTATTTTCTTCACTTTTTTCCGTGGAACCATTTTTTCTGCATTATCAAATGCTTCTTTGAAAGTTCTAGCTTCTACCTCAAAACTTCTATTTTGACAAAGGCCAGAAATCCAGTAGATTTTCAGCCAGATCTTAAAAGTTTTCATCACTCAAGACCTCATAACCATCAAATTTCCAAGCGTGCAGCTTTAGCTGCTCTTCGACTTCTTCGGCCGTGTAGCACATCGTTTTCGCTATTTTCTTGTCTAATAGCTTCCAGATAATAACGTGCGCCGCTTCCGGACCAGAAAAGCCAATATATTCTACTTGTGTTGCTTCAACCATTACCATTCACTTGTCCTCCTATCCTTGCCAGTTAATTTTATTGCTGTACTATTCTTCTTCATACGGGATACAATTCGTTTTCCTTGAATGCCACCGTAATGTTCCTCAATATCTTTTCCTGCCAAATTTGTAGTGTAAATCGTCGACTTCGTTGTCCGAGCGTTCACAATATCGAATATTATTTCTGCTGCCCAGCTACCGTTTCCGTAGTCTTTAATATATTCAGCCCCAATGTCGTCTAAAATCAGTAAATCAGCTTCTTTATAAATTCGTTTTACCTCCGTTTCTGAAAGGTCTGCGTTTTTAAAAGTGGAACGAATACTTTCCAACAATTCTGGAACGGTAACAAAAATGACGATGTAACCTTTTTTTATGATTTCTCTTGCTGCAGAATATGCTAAATGAGTTTTACCAGTTCCTACAGAACCAGCTAGCACTAAAGTCTGATCATTAGGAAATGACTTTACAAAATGAAGAACTTGTTGCAAAGCTTCATGCTCCTCTGTCGTTTCTGGTTTAAATGTTTTAAAAGATTGCGATTTGATCTCATCAGGAACGAAAGAAAATTCTTTCATCAGTCTGTTAGGTCGCTGTCTCTCTGTCTCTTCGTAGCGTTTCTGCATATCTTTTTGAACTCGATTATTGTCACAATTGATGCAAAAATCTGCTTCAATGCCATTTCTTGAGTAAACGGGGTATTCATTTCCACAATCCCTACAAGTCCTATTTTCTACAAATTGGATGTTTCCGAAAGTCAGTGGCTCTCTATCACCAGTCGAAATTTTGATTTTGTTGATTGGTTCGTTTTCCTCCACGGACATAAGCACCACCTTTTATTTGTGCTTTACTTTTTTGTTCCTTTTCAAATGCGACAGCCTCTGAAAGATTTTTTATATTATTTTGATGCCATTTGCACAGGATGTCTTTTATCAACGGATACCCACGTGCGCCTCTCATACTTGCGTGGTAAATAGCAAAATTGACTATCGGTCGACTTAACTCCGATTCCCAGTGAAATAAATCCTCTCTTTGAAAAGTATTTAATAGACCTAGACTACCTTCGTAGGTGATTAAGGGAGATACATTTAAATCAATAGGGATTTCTGCTGCTGCTCGCCGCTCTCTTTCTTCTAGTTCACTAGTTAAGTTATTATTACTATCTTCTGCAGCAGCACTATTACTGTTATTATTAATACTGTTATTATTAATACTGTTATTAGTAAGACTGTTATTATTACTGTACGTGTTATCCGACTGCGGAAAACTCGACTCCGGATAATTCGACTGCGGACTATCCGTGTCCTTAAAACTCGACTGCGGCTTTAAAATGGGGTTTAGTTGATATATATTTCTTTGTTGTAGACCTTTATCACCCTTTTTTTGAATTACAGTGATAAATCCTTTCTCAACTAGTTGTTTCCGGTGCTTATAAAATCTATCTCTACTAATATTTAATTCTGCAATAATAAGTTCGACAGAAGGAAATGCCGTATTTCCTGCACCCGCAAAACTTGCAAGATAGGAATAAATGCTCTTAGCTTCAATACTCAAGTCTTTATCTCGCATCAAAGCTTTTGCTATTATTCCGTATCCTTGTTCAAATATTCCTTTCACACGAATTTCGTTTTCCATTTTTTTCACTCCAGTACATAAACTGGCACACCAGTTAATGCTTGAATTTCATTTTTAAACATATTGGGATCTCCGTTGCTAGAAGAAATGTGTAGCAAGTGAATTTCTCTTAGTTGCGATAAGTCATTTGCGTTCAAAAACTCTTTTACATTTTCTAAGCTGAAATGCGATTGTAAAACACGCTTTTTTTGAACTGGATGTATAACTTTATTTATTACATTTTCTTCTAAAATATCTGCTGAATAGTTACACTCAATCATTAAATAGTTGATGTTTTTGAATTTGTATCTTACAAAATAACTATCTGTAATGAAAAGTAGTCTTTCATTATTGCGTTGAATCATAAAACCAAGTGGCTCTTTTGCATCATGTTCAGTTTGAAACGGTAAAATAATCCATTCTCCGATGTTTTGAGCGTTTTTTTCTTTTAAAATGAATTGTCGACTGTCCGGAACATTTAAAGCAGACAAGGTGCCTTCTGATGCGTATATCTTAATGCTTGATGTGCGTAACATCTTTTTGACGCCAGCGACGTGATCTCCATGCTCGTGGCTAATTAAACAGGCTTCCACTGCCGATAAATCAAAATTTAGTGCTTTTCTTATTTTGTCGAAGTTTACACCACATTCAATTAGCAGTTGGGAGCGCCCGCTACTAATAACGTAGGCGTTCCCTGTACTTCCACTTGCTATTGTCTTAATTTCCATATTAATAAGGTCTAGCAGGCGGTGTAGATTGCTGCTCATCATATATCGGTGGCATTTCTACATGCTCGGGCTCTCTTACTTCTTTAAAATCTGGCACTTCATTTTGCTGTGAAGGAATATCTAACACTTCTGCATTAGCATTTTGTTTAATTTCTTGTTGAACACTTGTTTCAGTGTTTTGTAGCGAACCTTGTTCTTCCTCTGTATACATGGCACCTAAGTTATCCGGAAAAGCTTCTCTCATCGCATTAACAACTGCGGTCTTACGCATCATTGTTAGAGGCATGGTATTCCAAGTTGATTGTCTTTTATTAAACTCTTTTTCACTGATTCTTACACTAACTGGCCTATTTCTATCTTTTCTAAAAACCTTTGCCCAGCCCCCTAATAATTTGTCTGAGGCTAGAGAAACTGCGCCTTCTAATTCAATAATTTCACCGCCCCTTTCCACAATTACACCTGCTTCGAATCCGTCATATTGTTCATGTGTTTCAGCACGTTTCATAAATGCTTCTTTAGAAACAATTATTTGTGCGGGTTTATCTGGACCTTTTGTATTTTTAAATTTAACTAGGTAGGCTTCGTTAAGAAATGGATTTAATTTTTGATATTTACATAACTGCAAAAACATGATTATTTCCTGGTCTGTAACCTCTGCATTTCCACTTACTAAATAATCCCTAATAATATTGCCAGATAGCTTTACTTCTTCTCCATTCACTTCAAATGTCGTTATACTATTGAGCAATTTTCCGTTTGGGTCGCTATAATTCTCTTTTGCCATCATTTATGCCTCCACTCTCAAATTTTCATCTGACTCAGAAACGATTAAGCTAACTAGCTGTGATTCTGTATCAATTAGTTCAGTTACCGACTCTCTATTATCTACAAAAATTGGAGCAAGCACTTGAACATGCTCTGTTAGTGCGTTAATAATGTCCAAACCACCGTTTATTCTAGCGGCATTGTTCAATCCGGAATTGTAAGGAACACCGTTGTAAATCGTTTCACAGCACTCATCAATCCCACCGTTAATTTGCGTTTTAAATAACTTGAATGAAACATATTTGAACTTGCTGTTAATCTTGTCTTCAAGAAGATTACATTTTGCTTTATTAAATCGTTCAATGAGATATAATCCCATTTCCAATTCGTCGTACTTAGCGCCTTTTTCTGCTGCTTCCTCTTCTAATTCCTGAATGCGATTTTCTTGTTTCTGATTGCTATCAAATTTTGCTAAATCAGCTTTTAAATCACTTGCTTCAGCATTCAATTTATCAATTTTGATTTGAATCTCTGCTACTGCATTTATAGAAGAACCTTTTTCATCACGCAGTTTTTCTTCAATCATTTCCAGTTCAGATTGTTTCTCGATGTAAGTAGTAGAGTTTTCAACTTGTTTCAGTTGCGATTCTAACTCTGCTTTTTGTTGATCTAATATTTCTAGTTTCGATTGAAATTCAGTCTGTTTATTCTTATATTGATTGTTAATTTTAAATTCTATTTCAGTAATATCCGTTTCAATTTGATTTATTTCATCTTTTGTCGATTTTCCAGCTAGTTCATTTGCTTTGATTTTCTCTGCTTTTTCCTGATTAAATTTTTCAATCATAGAATTTAAATGATTAGAAGGGAAATCTTGGCCACAAGTTGGACATGATTTGCGATGTTCGTCAAAACGCTCTACTTGCAATGTATCCCATTCATTGCCTAGCTTTATTAATTCCTGATGCTTGGTAGCTAACTCTTCTTGTTTACGTTGAATAAGAAAAGCAGATTCTACAATTTCATTTTCTACATTTTTAAGTCCATTTCTTTCAGTAAATATTTCTTCCTTTTTGTTCATCAGTTGCTCTTGTACTTCTTTTTGCTCATTTGCTTTGATTTTTGTAAGCTCAAGTTCAATATTCGCTTTTTGCTTATTTAGTTCGGTTTGTATTCCGCCGTTTTTCAAAGTAATTTTTTCTTGTTCGATAAGTTGAATCTGTTCTTCAATTACTGTTAATTCCCCTGAAAGATCACTAGGATTTAAGCCGGTAGTATCTTGTTTGGCTTTAGAAGCTTCATTTACAAGTTCGGGGATAAGTTCTAATCTTTTACGCAAGTTCTTGCGCTGTTCATTAATCTGAATTAATTTATCTTCAATCGAGTGCTTTCCAAGAAAGATCCTTAAATCTTTCAGTGAATCATCTGCACTCATTACTTCTGCGTCTGTTACATCGCCTGCGATTTTAATTAGCATTGCACGTCTTTTTTTCCAGTCAAACTGTTCATTGAAGTACAATGGGTTAGTAATTAGTTTGAAAAGTTCCTCGTCTAGTAGCTCGCTAATAAATGACTTGTATTCATTCGCTTTCTTTTTGATCTCGTCGATATAATATTCTGTAGTATGACTTGTTAACTCTTGTTCTAGTTTTCCTCTTGATTTGGTCCACTTCTCCATATATTTTTTAGATAATTCTATTTGCTCGCCGTCGATATTCAATACTGCAGTTACAACATGATTCAACTTGTGAATAACGTTGCCTTCAGTATCCAGCGTTTTAATAGCAAAGTCTTTTTTATTTGTGCTGTCTTTATCGAATAAAAGCCAAGTAAAAGCATCTAGTATCGTTGTTTTCCCCGAAGCATTCGCTCCGTATATTGATGTATTATCTTGAAAATCAATTTCTAGTTCCTTGATACCTTTAAAATTTTCTAGTTGAAGCTTTAGCAATTTAATTGTTTTCATCTGTTTTCTCCTTTGCATCTTGTTTGAAATTTTGAAATCCATTTAATGCCCCTTCTATTGCATGTTCAATGGTTTCATTCACGTTGCACACACAATCATGGTCCTTCATAAATTCATATACAATTGCTTCGGCGATGTCCCCATACATCTTTAAGAGTTCGCTTTTCCCTCCAATTGCAGATGACGCACTGTGTATACCTTTTCCATCATTGAAGCTTACATTCACGGCACAAGTTATGCTTTCATTAAATGTAGCAATTGCTTGTAACTCAGTTATTAATTTTTTTGCCTCTTCAAATTTCACTTCTTCAATACTTTTTTGTGTCATCTTGAATCCTCCAATTTTTAAAATTTACAAACTTCATTTTCTGATTGCTTCAATTCGTCTTCTAATTTTTTTATTGTTTCAATCTTCTTCTCGTGATTAGCAATCCTTTCAGTTAGTTGTGCCGGTGGTTTCGTGTTTAATCGTTTGTACTTGAATAAATTAATCTCTAAAGCCTTGACCCTTTCTAATGAGTGGGTTCTTGAATTCTTTAAAATTTCAATGAGCTCATTAGTCTTAATTTGCATAATAAAGACCCCTTTCTAAAAAAATAAATTTGTCAAAACGGGGCTAATCGCATATACTATAAGTAATTCAACTCTTATATTTAGCGAATAGCTATCTATGTCAGACTCGTGTTAGCGCACGAGTTTATTTTTTTGTCGTTACAATCATTACTCCTTCTACAATCGTGATGCTTTGTGTATCACCAGAATTCATTCAATTCACCATCCCACTCTTCAAAAGCCTCAAGAACTCTTTCAACTTTCTGCGATGCTTTATGCATGTTCAACATCCAATTTTGAATAACTCCAGTGTCTACATTTGAAGCAAATCTATCTCTAGCAAAATGTTCACCGTCTAAGGACATATCTACCATGATTCCTTTGAAAGTTTTCTTTCCGCTCTTATCATTGATAGGTGTTAAAGTCACAATATACGTAGTATCTTCAATCTTAATTTTTTTATACAGTGGTCTTATTTCCTCCATTTTCTAAATCCTCCTTCTTCGCTTTTAAAAGCCACTATTAATGCTACAAACACTCCAAATCCAACAAACAATAATCCTATATTCATTTGTAAATCCAGCTTTCATACCAGTTAGCCAAGCCAACTTTTTTTATCTTCTTGTATAACCTTTTAGCATTTTCTATTAGGTTTATCAGACCGAGTAACACGAGTATCCACACAATCGCTATCCAAATCGGTATCGACATTTTTCTTTTCCCAACCCTTCTGATACGCATAAAGCGCTATATTCATTACAATTCCAAGACTCAGTGTGATTAATACTGCTGTTAACATTTTTTTCGCTCCTCTTCTTCTAGTTTTTTTATTATTCGCGGAAAAGAGCGGCTTTTAAAGAAGTTAAACATAGCTTGTTCTTGCTCTTGAGTTAGTTCTGTATAAACTATTTCAACCTTCACAGCATTTTCCTTATCACAAACTTTGCTCATATTTCCAACACCTCAAATCCATTTTTTCATTTTCCAGCTTTCATCTTGCTCACTTATTAATTTATGTGCATCAATGTTTAGATAATCACTTGCATAAAATAAAAGGTTATAACCCCAACCAAGCGCATCGATTAATTCCTTCAAACCATCTCTTGCGGTTAGCCTTTCTCCTTGTGTTAATTGGCTTGCTGGCTTTACAAAAATCCTCATTATCTCGTCAATATTTGCACTGAATTCATTAGCTTCTTGTTCATACATGACAAGATATGATAACGAATTTTTATTAATTGCAGGACCGTCAAAAACATCTGGAATTAATTCACTAAATTCATGCGTTAGTGCTAATTTGAATAAATTACTTTGCACATTATTTAATGCTGAAGTTGCAATATCTTGCTGCATCCTTCTTCTACCTGTTTGCATATGGCTTACATTAGGTCTACTTGTCAAAAGTAAATCCGCTAATTGTTTTTGAGGAATATTATCCACATAACGCATAACTTTTGATGCGTTAATTGAAGATTTAATTACTGTCACTTGCTCTCCTTTCCGATGTATCATTTTTTTTACGCATGATACATATCCTTAAGTTAAAATAATACATATCGCGTACTTAATTGTTAAAAAAAATAGTCCAGTCGAATCCCAAATTGCTCGCGATTATTTTCGCGCGTTCGGGAGAAGGCCGTCTTTTACCCTGTTCAATAGATGCATATGTGTTTTTAGGTATACCGCATTGATCAGCTACTTCCTGTTGTGTCAAGTCTTTATCTAATCTATATTTCTTTAACCACTCCATGTTAGCACCCCTTTCTAAGTAGTACGAATTGCGTACTTTTATAATAATACGCATTTTGTATTATGTCAATAGATAAATACTCTTTTTGTATTGTTTTTTAATTTAAAATAGTAAGTACGCAATTTGTATAGTATAATCCGAAACGAGGAGGTGCACATATGTTCGCATTAAGAATTAAAGAATTGAGAAAAGAAAGTAAAAAAACACAAGAAGAAATGGCTAAAATATTGGGCGTTGCAAAAACTACTTATGCTTCATACGAACAAGCCAAAAGAATGCCCGATGCTGAAATTCAGAATAAAATAGCTAACTATTTTGATGTAAGTCTGGACTATTTACATGGCAGAAGTCGCCATAAAAATATAAATGCAGAAGGTTTCACTCCCAAAGAAGAAATAGATATGAAAAAAAGAATGGATGCTCTTAGAGAAGATTTGAAAAACGGGGACGGATTACTTTATGATGGTGAGCCGATTACAACCGAAGCCATGGAAAGTATTTTAGATGCAATGGAATTCGCTGAAAAACAAGCAACTCGTATCAATAGAAAGTACGCGCCTAAAGACAAAAAAAATAATATAGAGTAAATCGGGGGTATTCTATATGTGGCCAACTGCAATGATTGAAAAACTTAGAAATAAACATCACACATCTGATCCATTTGAATTATGCGAAATACTAAATATTATTGTTACGCCTTGGGATTTGGCCAACGATACTAATGGCTTCTATAAGTATGTGCGTAGAAATAGATTCATTTTTTACAATAGCAATTTACCTGATCATCAAATTAAGTATGTTGTAGCACACGAATTGGGACATGCAGTACTACATACGAGGATTAATGCTACATTTACAAAATCAATATATTGGTCTAACCTAAACAAAATTGAGTTGGAAGCACATCACTTTGCTGTAAGTTTATTGTTGTCAGATATAGATATTGAAAGTTTTGATACAAAAAAAGAAATATGCCTATATACAGGTATACCATTAGAATTAGAAAATTTTATAATGAAATAATCGTGCATTACAATTATATAATTAACTAGAAAAAGGAGAAGATACAGATGGGTATTTTTAGCAAAGTAGAAACACTTGAAATAATCAGTGGTAAGGAGCAAATCGGATTAAAATCAAATCTAACTTATATGACAGAAATTGCACCTGGCGTTGTCGTTTTTGACAATAATGAAACACAATATGTCTATCAAGGATTTATATGGAATCAAGATTCAAAACGAAGTGCAGGTAAGACTGCAACAGGAGCAATTGTAGGTGGTGTTCTTACTGGTGGAATCGGTGCAATAGCTGGAGGAGCAATTGGGGCTAAGAAAAAAGATATCTCATATGCGGTAATCTCTTTACTTCGTGTTTCTGATGCGTCACCTGTTCAATTAATTATTAAGTGCAATAAGAAGAAAGCATCTAAACTTGGAAGTTTTACTATCGGAAGAGTTTAAATAGCTTGATTATAAAGTTTTGCCCTACTCGGGCTTTTCTTTAAAACCAAAAACAGAACATACGTACTATTTCGGAGGTGAGCAAGTTCATGACTGTAGGGATTTATATAAGGGTTTCCACTGAAGAACAAGTGAAAGAAGGCTTTTCTATATCAGCACAGAAAGAGAAGTTAAAAGCATATTGCACAGCTCAAGGATGGGAAGATTTCAAGTTTTACGTCGATGAAGGTAAATCAGCAAAAGATATGCACCGCCCTCTTCTACAAGAAATGATTACACATATAAAAAAGGGACTTATTGACACAGTTCTTGTATATAAATTGGATCGTCTTACTCGGTCTGTTGTAGATTTGCATAATTTATTAAGTATATTTGATGAATATAACTGTGCATTTAAAAGCGCTACTGAAGTCTACGATACTTCTTCCGCTATGGGCAGATTTTTCATTACAATAATAAGTTCAGTTGCTCAATTTGAAAGAGAGAATACATCTGAGCGTGTTAGTTTTGGGATGGCTGAGAAAGTGCGGCAAGGAGAATATATACCCCTTGCTCCATTCGGTTATGTTAAAGGGCCTGATGGAAAACTTATTATAAATGAAGCAGAAAAAGAAATATTTTTACATGTAGTAAATATGGTTTCTACTGGTTACTCATTACGACAAACATGTGAATATCTAACTAACATTGGGTTGAAAACCAGGCGTTCAAATGACGTGTGGAAAGTATCTACACTAATCTGGATGTTAAAAAATCCCGCTGTTTATGGTGCAATAAAATGGAATAATGAAATATATGAAAATACACATGAGCCACTAATTGATAAGACAACATTTGATAAACTGGCGAATATTCTATCAATAAGAAGTAAGTCGACAACAAGTCGTCGTGGCCACGTTCATCACGTTTTCAAAGGAAGATTAATATGTCCTCAATGTGGAAAAAGATTATCTGGATTAAGAACAAAATATGTAAATAAAAATAAGGAAACTTTTTATAACAATAACTATCGTTGTGCTACCTGCAAAGAACATAGGCGTCCAGCAATACAGATAAGCGAGCAAAAAATAGAGAAAGCATTTATTGATTATATTTCAAACTACACACTCAATAAAGCAAACATCTCTTCTAAAAAATTAGATAATAATTTGAGAAAGCAAGAAATGATTCAAAAAGAAATTATTTCACTTCAAAGAAAACGTGAAAAGTTTCAGAAAGCATGGGCTGCTGACCTCATGAATGATGATGAATTTTCTAAATTAATGATTGATACAAAAATGGAGATTGATGCTGCAGAAGATAGAAAAAAAGAATATGACGTATCATTATTTGTATCTCCTGAAGATATTGCTAAAAGAAATAACATTCTTCGTGAACTAAAAATAAATTGGACTTCATTATCTCCTACTGAAAAAACAGATTTTATAAGTATGTTTATTGAAGGAATTGAATATGTAAAAGATGATGAAAATAAAGCGGTTATAACGAAAATAAGTTTTTTATAA